TGGCATTAAGGACTAGAACGCCGGTAGTTCCACCATTGGCACCAGACACCAAGTTCCCGTTTGTCGAAACAACATTTCCAGTACTAGATGTTATGTTGCCAGTGGCGGAAATAGAGCCTGAACCAACTGATAAATTACCAGTTCCGATGCTTTGGGTTCCTGCACTGTTGCTAATAATGAAATTAGAATTCGGTTGCGCGCCATTAGGAATGGTCATTACCGTCCCTTGACCATGAGCCGCGTTTCTAATCGTCACATTCGTATTGCCAGTATTTTCCACTGCTTCAATCTTCAAGCTGCCACGCGAAGCCGTTGCTGGGAATGATGAAACGACGCCCGCTGTGCCAGACAATCCCGCGTTCAAATTACCAGGATTGGTTAAGGTTGCAGATCCAGAGGCTAAATTACCCGCTGTATCCGTAAATCCTGCAATATAGTTAGCAACTGTAGGCAATGTAACCGTAGCACCACCGCCGCTTTCATAAACCGGAATTAATGAATCAGTATCGGGATCCCTAGTAAAAAAATCTCTTCCAGTGTTTCCGTCAAAACTCATCAATATTATATCGCTTGCAAGCCACTCAAACGCACCATGGTTAATTGCAGCAATGTTGTCCACCTGAGTCGCCAAGTAACCAGTCTCGGTTACTGTGGCCAGGTCGTCCGTTGAAGTGATTCTAACGAGTTGGGGATCTTCGCCCCAATCTCTTGAAATGCTTGTTATAGCCATACCTTTCCCCCTGTATTAAACCGCTGCTCGTAACGCTTGATAAGCAATGGAAGTCGCAGCGCCTGGGTCGCCAGATAAAAGAACCGTTATTGTGTTCGCTGTCGGTGTAACTTTTTGAACCGTTACCGCATTGGTGCTCGCTTCTACTTGCGCAAAAACCACATCAGTAGCCGCAACCCCTGCAACTGCTATAGCAATAGTCGCATTACCACCACCATCAGCCTCTTTACCAGCATACTTGATGACATGACTTGGAGTAATGCCAGTGGCCAGTTTAGCTAATGTCACCGCAGCATCATTAATCTTAACAGTCGTCACCGCATCATCTTCAATGGTCAAAACGCCTGTGTTAGCAATCGTCGCGTCACCACTTAAAGCAACACCAGTTGCAACGTTGGCACCGTTACCAACAAAGAGCTCTGCATCGGAAAGTGTCGCGCTTAAACCAGTTGCCGCAGTCCACTGAACCAGTGATTGTGTCGCTGGTACATAAGTAAAGAAATCCCATAATGTGCCGTCGTCAAAAAACATGAAAACGAAATCACCATCTTGCCAATCAAATCGACCATTGTTAACCGCAATAATATTGTCTTCTTGCGCTTTAATGTAGCCTGTCGCAGTTACAGCCGCTAGATTATCAGTTGAAGTAATAGTAACAAACTGAGGATTGGTTACCCATGCTCGTGAAATTGATGTTATACCCATTTTATTGCCCTCTTGTTGTTGGTTTATAATCTTTTGAATTCGGCATCATCTTGCTATCTTGCAAAGGTGCGCCAGGTGTCTTGTTCGAATTGTCCGGCATATGATTGCGCGCCGCTTCTGTCATTTCGGCAACGCTTCTTGCCGTGTTAGATTTGATATCTGTTTTTTTCATCATTCCCCCTAGATTGGCCACGTTAAAACTGGCAAAGAATCTTTTACTTCATCGAATCTCACAATAACAGACGGATTATTGCGTATTCCAGCAAAAATTGGCGTTAATACGAGCCGACACTCTGTTTTCCATGTGATGTAAGCTTGTGCGTCTTGCATGTATGCGCGGATAGCACTGCTAGCGTAAGAAAGAATATCCCCCTCACCCGCATAGTTTCTTTGACGCAAAATGGTGATGATATAGGCGTTATAGTCTCTATTAAATATTCGAATAATGTCATCAGCGGTGATAATTCTTACCGCTGGCGTTGGCTTCTTCTCAAATTTATCGTTTTCATACGTGTCATCAATCTTGATATCGTCAGGGCTATCAACCCACACAAGGGAAGGATGAACGCGATATTCTTGCTCTTTAACGTCAACTACGCGACGACCACTAATAAGCGCCTTCATTATGAATACTCCCAAACTATTACAAGACCAGCCGTTCCAGCGCCACCCGCTCTAGCGACTGTCCCTACACTGGTTGCCCCGGATCCGCCAGCACCATACCCAGTTGCGGCATTTCCTGCCGTACTATCAGTGTTATCAGCAATCGGCGCTCTGCCGCCAGATCCAAACATTGAAGATCCACCGGTTCCCCCAAACGATCCCTTGCCTTCATCCATCCATCCAGGAAAGCCACTTTGACCAGTAATATTTAAAACATTACCACCAGAGGCAGTCCCTCCAGCGCCGCCAGAAGCTACAAACATATCGACAGCGGGGCCAACCAGACCGCCAGCACCACCGGTAGCCGAAACATAGACATCAAAAGAAGTAGTCCCACCAGCAGAACCAGGGTTCTTACCGGCAGCGCCACCCGCACCAGCAGCACCAATAGTTACAGAAGCAGAAGAAATAGCGGTGATATCAAGGTTTTCTATACCAAACCCGCCAGCACCACCGCCCCCAGCCGCGTTATTAAATACAAATGTACTAGCCATCCCCGCGCCACCGCCGCCAGCACCAAAAGCATAAATAACCGCCCTAGTAGCGCCGGACGTTCTGTTCCATGTGGAACTCGATGTAAAGGTTTGAATAGCCAGAAGGCCACCACTGCCACCACCACCAGCCGCGATTTCTAACGTTCCAGCGCCAGGCGTGATTGTAATGTTCGTTCCAGCCGTCAAGCTTGCCACAACAGGCGTTGCGCCAGTGGAACCAATAAGCAATTGCCCATCCGTCATGCTAGAAGTAAACGCAGGCACACCGGTTGCGCCGGTTACTAGGGCTGCACTATTAACCGTGGCTATCTGCCCAACAACATCATTTGCAGATGAAAATAAAATTCTATTGATAGTGGTAGTGCCTGGATAGGTCGCAGTACTTGCCACCCAATTTGTACCATTAGCGCGAAGTATTGTACCTGTTCCAGTGGCAGTGCTTGGATAGGTTGCAGTTGTCCAAGAGGGCGACGAGTTACTGCCCGATTGCAAATGACGACTTGCCGTCGGGGTTCCAGATAAAATGGCCCCCTTAGTCGCGTCTGAATAAAAAATACCGCCATCGGAGGGAGTTAAACTAGCGCCCGTACCGCCATCTTCAAGAATAATAGGGATTCCGACTGAAAATTGTACGAATATAATGGGATCGGTACCAATCGTGGTGACATCAGCGGTTTGCAGCCATGACGAGTTTGATTGCGTATCGCCTCCAAGAGTAATTACAAAATCACCGGGATCTATTTCAGATCCTGAATCATAATCCCCCGCACGAGTGAGAACCCAAAAAGTAACGCCAGATCCAACATCTGTTACAACATAGATCCCGTTTTCCTCTTGCGCAGTTTGATTTTTAATAAGGACTCTATCAGTCGCCGATGGATTAATGCCGTCTAATTCAAAAATCACTTGCGTAGAGTTGTTGGTAAGCGTCGCGCCAACACCAGACGCACCATTGGCATAAGTTGCACTTAGATTCGCAGTAGATGCAGCAACCACCGCAGGTTGTACAATAAAACCTTGTGCCACTGAATCAATATAAGTTTTCATTGCCGCAGCAGTTGATACGTTCGTTGCCGTTGCAGTTGCAAGCGAGCTATCGTTGATTATCTCATCAATAGCGGTAGAACTCTGAATATTAAAAGTTCCAGGCGTATTAATAGTGGCCGATAATGTTAAAGTTGGATTGCCACTTAATCCCGTGCCGTCAGCAACATCAACTTGATTCGCTGTGCCCGTAATAGTCCTAGGATTTAAAACCCCAGTAGTAGTGGTGTTAGATAAAAACCCTGTGGCAATACCAGATAATGGTACTGAATTGGGTAAGTCACCCGTTTCATCTGTTTGGGTGATGTAAGTTGAAAAGCTTGTCGAAGATCCACCAACAGCAATCCACGCCACTGCATTAGAATCGTAATATTCCATTTCGTTATTAGTGGTGTTGTAACGAAGATATCCATCAAGGGGCGAGCCAGGTCTTTCCGCAGTTGTCCCCGTAGGGATTTTAATATGACTGGTTCCTGGAATCGTAGGATTGTCAGATATTCCAATCGTTGGATTAGCACTTAACCCCGTACCATTAGCAACATCGATTTCAGACGCTGTACCAGTTATTACGCGGCTCACTAAATCACCCGTTACAGTTTCAACCGAAACCATTCCAGTGCTTAAAGAACTTAGCGCAAAACCATTGACCAATGAACTAACCGTAGTCTTAACAATAAAGTCCGCTTCTGCCATATCTTGAACAGTCTTGTCAGAAACAGAGCCTTGGTCTTCAAGACCAATTATCGAAGCGCCTTCACCCGCTAAATGTGACGCCAGCAAGTCAAGAAGTAACTGAAAGTCGCCAGCGTTTTCAAATGCCGACCAGTCCATCCCGTTGTAATACTCATAATTGTTTATGCTTGTATTATAACGAATCATTCCGTCAGTAGCCGGAGCAGGTCGTTCGCCCGTTGTACCTGGTAGCTGAAATTGCGTAGATGAAACGTATTTAAAGTTGTCAACACCATCCGTTCCGACGGTAACTTTACCCTCAGCTAATGTCCCACCATCGTCAAATTCTGACATTTTTATTGTGTTGACCACGTCAAATACTCCTTAGCCTGGTATCGCGCGAAAAGAAACGCCCATGTAAGCGGTCGCATCGGGTGTTATAAAATGTAACACATCGCCGCCCTTAACGAGACGCTTTTCTGGCTTGAACTCTATCCCGTTCGTGGCCACAATCGTATCAGCAGAAGGAACCGCCGCCGTTACGTTATAACCTACAAATACAGCAGAATTTGATTGATAGCTAAAAACTGCTTGATACTTGTTAATCGAAGTCCCTGGAACCGTATAAGTTAACTCAGAACCCGCAATAAGACTTAAATGAGGGGTCATGTCGCTAAAGTTTAACGTCCCTTCGTAATTACTGTTATATGCAACCATCTTAAACCACTCCTAATCTAGCGTTAATTAATGCGTGAAAGTAAATAAAACCGTCGCCCTCTACTAAGCTACCTGATGCCACAAAAATCTGTTCACCTGTTGTTGTTGGCACAAAAGTCGTACCCCTTTGACCACGAGTATTATTATCCGTCCAATGGGTAGACAAAGTGCCATCTGCTGGCGGTGCTCCAAACCCGCCGCCTGAAGAAGACGAATTGGTAGTGCCATTAGTTAGGACATAAAGCGTTACAGTATCTGGCGTGTTCGTCGTAATCATTGAATACGCAGTAATGCTTGAAGGCTCGGCCCTTTTCTGCTGATAAGTTATGTTAAACGGGGTTGCAAATACGCGTTCGACATTTGAAATATCCCTGCTACGCATGTTGGCGAAATACGCCCCGTCATTTGGTAAAACTAATGTATCTGCTGGCGGAATAATCAATGTTCTTGTGGGCGTTCCTGGCGCAACACCAAACGGATAACTAGACTCAAAATAATAACGACATCTTGAAAGATTCTGGTCAAAAGTCAGAACCGTAGAATCCATCGCAAATTCATTGGGAACTAAGGTTCCTTTTAAAAACTGGATACTATCCGCTGTGCCTGTTTCATTCATGTCGTCAGTTGTATAAACGACAATAGCCAATGTCATATTGTCAGTACTAGCCGCAGGGAGTGTCATATCTTCAAATACGAAATCTTGGTAAGTGCTGCCTAACAAGTAAGATGGATCGTTTCTTGGTGTTATCGCAGTCCATCCAGCGCCAGCCGTAGGCGTTCCACCAGCTGACCATGAGGAAATTGGATCTGTCGCACTTAATACCGCTGGTAAATCTGTGCGCCAAAATAAACGCATCTTCACATTGATAATACTGCTATTGGACGTGGTTATTTTTGCTTTTAATAAAAAGGAAACTACACCACCCCAATATTGTTGGGTGGTTCTCGAGTCAATGTACTCAATAACAGCAGTCTGATTGTCGTTAGTTACCGCAGCTATATTTAACGGGTAATTGTCCGCAACTGTTCCTCGGCCCGCTGATATGTTTGTGGTTCCAGAACGTTGATAAAGAATGATTTGGTCAGCCGTGTATTGGCACTGTGCCGCAACATTAGTTTGCGCCATAGTCACACCCTGCCATGGATTTTGTGGCATGTTGAAACCAGTCAACAAATTCTCTTTAGGCATAATAACAACTGAATCACGGTAAACATGAAACGTCTGGTCTAATGCACGCTCAACAGATTGCTGCTCATAACCAACATCAGAACCAACAGCCTGAGATATCACTTGAATACTTGTAATGTTAACAGGCGTCCCAGCAGTCCACGTCAACAGGAAATCACTGTATGCGCTGTCAGATGGATTGGTGTTTGTTGATGCTAATATCGGTTTATTATCAACATACTCGACATATTCTAAATTTAAAGATTGTGTTGTAACAGTCGTTGAATTGCCATCACTGTAACGCATAGAACCCGTTACAGTTATAACATTGTCTCCTTTGGCAACAAACGTAGTGGCAACGTTAAAGTTATTAAATAACGCCCCATTTCTATCAAACCTCTGTCGTAATGAAACAGTAGACCAACCAGAACTGACTATACGTAAAGCAAAAGGCGGATTAGTCGGTAAATTAGTGTCTCCAGTAAATTCAATCTGACTCACCGTCACACTGCCAGAAATCCCGGAACACTCAATTGCCCAGCCCGGGCCAATATCAACAACCGCATCAGTTGATGTGTAATCTTTCTCAGCGTTGAAATAAAGCTCGCTAAACTGAGGATTTGTTATTTGATTGTCACTGTTAGCACTCGGTAAAACTTCAATCGCAATCGGACCACCTGGAAGATAATCGTTAATTTCCCATATCAAAGGGTCCGATTGCGTTGGCCCTTGGCGAACCTCTAAGCGATACGATAGCTCTTCATTGAAATAAATGTTGTTCGGCAATGTTCCAGATGGTTGGAATTGAAGCGGATTCGACCATGGAAAAGTTCCATCTGGATACTGGAACACACTTTGCGGCAAATAAGGGATTTCGTTTTCAAGGAAAAACATATAATAAGTGTCGTCTAATGGCTCACCTGTGTGGGTGACCATGTACCAAATTGGGCAGCTTCCTCGGATATAATTTGTCATTACTTGCTCGCCTCTAATAGTTTCTTTAAATAATACGGCATCATTTGATTGACCCCAATTGCAGAAGCTCCAGCCAATGCTGCATAAGGCCAAACTTTTTTAGCTGCCCCTTTTACTGGCTCTAATGCTTTGAACGCTTTATATCCAGGAACTTTTGAAGCCATTTCAGATTTTGCAAACTCTGCATCTTTAAGCAGTTGTTTAGCTACATCTTTGGCGCTTCCTTGCCCAGCCATGTATTGGCTCATCGCCTTACCTTTAAATGGCACCGCTTCTTTTGCAAATCCTGTTGTAGCTTTGCCGTACTGATTAGCTAAATCTATTCTACCCGTCCCGGATAATGCTTGCTGCATCTGGCCTCGAATTCTTTTCTGCACGTCTTCAGCTATTTTCAATGCTGAATGCTGCGACGAGGAAAGACTTACACCTTTAGCTTTATCCCCGCTTAGCTTTCTAATAGTTGCTCCCAAATCTGATTGGGCCTTGTGAGCGTTTTCAAAAGTTGGTTGTGCAATGAATTTCTGAATTCCTGTTCGATACTTTCTTGGAGTTTCTTGTAATAAAGATTTCACCTCATCAGGGGAAGTCTTAAAATAAGAGGGAACTTTCATCAAGTCATCAGCGCCGCTCTGTTTTGCTTCGCCAATAATTTTTTGATAAATTTTACTATATTTTCCCTTAACATCTTTGTTAATTTCAGCAGCTCTTTGGCCAATTTTTGATTTTGAGACGCCAGATATAAGAGGGCCGCTAGCGCCAATAGCACCGCCAAGCGCACGACCACCAAAGTCGTCGTCATCTGTCGTCGCTGCGCCAACCAGACCGCCGGCTGCCGCTCGTGCCAGCAAAGGAGTTTTTGCGCCAACGCCAAGCGACTTAATTAGTTTTGAGTAAGCGCCACCACCTGTTACAAGACTTCCTATAACATCTCCAGCCGTTCCCATAGCTCTTTGAGTCGGAGAGTCACCAAGATTTTTACTTGATGATGGGTCTAGCCATGTGGGCAAATTAATCTTAGGAACATTAGCGCCAAATTTATTGGCAACATACCCTGGGAAATTAGCTACATTGACTGCGGTTTTTGGCGCTGCGCTTAAAATTCCTGCCGCCATTTTTGGCAAACCCGCTGATTCAACAGCTTGATTAAATGCGCCAGCATAATTTCCAATATTTTCTAAAGTGGACAATTCCTTTTTCGCAGAACTCTGTTCAGGTTCATTAGGAAAATATGACGAAAAGTCGTTTTTACTAACCTGGTAATCTTTTGAAATATTAGGTTTAACCTCATCAAAAGAATCGAAATCATGCGCTGTAGGAGTATAAGCCATTAAGTCACCATCCCGCGCAGATTGGCTCGTTCTCGTGGCGTTATTTCATCCATAAACTTATGAAAATCTTCCCTGCTTTTAAAAGATGGCATCTTACCTCGTGATAACTCACCCCGACGTGATGCTATTTCAATAGAGCTTTTAAATTCCTTCTCTACTTTGTCAAATGGCGTCTTTGCCCGAGCTATTTTAGCAGCTTCATCGGGCGGAACTTTTTGGCGAAGCAATTTAGCGTAAATATCAGCCCTATCACGTGTTAACTTTGCAATATCACCGTATGCCTTCAACTTTCCAGAAAAAATGAAAAATGGATCTGAAGGGTTTGGCTTTGCGCTGTTTATTAAACTTTGATCTCTTCCAGTAAACGCGCCCTTAATCGTACCAGCAGTTTTCAAAACAATATCACCACTCGGTGACATTATCTCCCCAAGCAACGCCTGGTCTTTAGGACTGCCAAAAACCTTAGCAGCCCATGAATTATATGGCCCAACAACACGTTCAGCATTAGGCGATTTTTCAATAGTGCTCGCTAACCTATCAATATCATCCACAACACCGCTTAACGCAGAAGAACTATCAATAGCATTTTCATAAGATTTAGCGGTAACCTTGGCAAACTCTTTACTTAGCTCAGTATCACCCGCTAATTCAGACTTGTACTTTTCTACTTCGCGCGCTTTTTGAAGCTCACCTTCACGTTTTTGCTGCGCTGACTCAGAGCCGAAATCAATTCCAGTCACAGCCTTAACTAAAGAACGCTTAACAGGGTCATTGGCAATCGCGCTGTAGTCGGTAGGTGCTTGAGGCTCCTCACCCATAGCCTGATTGCTAGCAAGCAACTGAGGCTGGTCATTATCTGATATGTAATCAACATCCGATGACATAATTCCCGCTGGATCTTCCCCGGTTTCCTTTGCCATTTTTTGCAACATAGGCAATTTTTTCTCGAACATATTAGCCATAGCCCGCTCGTTAGCATTAGGAGAGACTTTATATTTCGATAGATTCTTATAAATATCACGTATTTTATCTAGCTTTAACTGATTCCCGTTGATATCAATAGTTCCCGCACCAGCCGTTTCTTCACCAACACCACTAGCAGAAGAAGTTCCAGCATCAGAAGGCATAGAAAAAGGCGTATTGACCGGATTATCTTGTACAAGACTATTTACCGCGCCAGAATTGGAACTCAATCCACTAAAAGCTTGTCCACCAGAAGAACCACCAACAATCGCCTGTATCATTGCTTTCATCTTTTCAGGATTAGCTCGCATCGACGCTAAAGCTGCCTCTGCCCGGCCCTTTTTAAGTTTATTTTGCTGTTCCTCAAATTCCCCAGGAAATAACTTCGCAAGTCGACTCTCTCTTGAATCTTCAAGCGCCATAGAGTGACGCTTATACTCTTCATCAAGTTTGCGCTGGCGCAAATTGTTCATAAAGTTATAACCAGTCGCTAACCCTTGCGAAAAAGGACTGTTATTCGGATTTATTGATGGTATTCCCATGCCCATAATCTACACCTACATTAACATTGCTAGAAATTTCATCATAGCCTGCTGGTCTCCACCACCCTGGCCGCCGCCACCTTGACCACCTTGACCACCCATGCCGGCGCCACGACCAAACAAGCCACCAAACATGCTCATAAGCTGTTGACGCCTGGATTCATCAGCGTTGTAATCTAAATTCCCCACATCTTGGCCCATTTGATTGGCATTACCAGCCATGGCACCAGCAGCACCAGCACCAGCACCATAAAGATTGCCGCCAATCCCAGCCGCACCCATATACTTTTTCATTAAGTCATCAAGATATCCTTGCTTGTCTTTATTAAGAATATCCGCTGAATTGTTTTGTATGCCTTGCAATGCCGCACTCGAACCAGATAATCCCATCGAACCCGCAGCATCTAAACCCTGCTTTTGCGATGACCGCTCTAATCCTTTAGCATAATCACTTTCCTTATAGCCTTCAGACCATTTGTCTTGCAAAGCTTGCGGGTCACCTAAAGCGCTCATCATCTGCTCAAGAAAATCACCAGAACGACCACCGCGCTGGTTGTAAGGGTCCAAATATCCTTGCCCTTGGTCGTAATAATTTTCCCGATCTTTCTTAGCGTCATCAAAGCCATGACCTGGATCAAACAAATCCCAAAAACTCATATCATAATCCCCCAGCCGCTAATCGTGCGTCTAAACTGTTTAACTTCAACTCTATCGTGTCTATATCAGAGTTTAATGTTGTTACTATGTTAGACAACCAAGAAGCAAGCTCGCGACTTAAGTCATCACCTAAAAGAGGCACCCCGTCAATACGAGCCAATTGAATTGGATCTGGTTCAACCATTACAAAGCACCCCCACTTATTCTATTTACACTCATAATTCCACCCAATATAACAATCGGTGCTGGACTAACACATATTAATTTATAACACCTGTTGCGTGACGTCCCAAGCTCATACCAACGCAGCCGCCAAGAATAAACACCTAACTGGCTTTGCTCTCTAACATCAGCCGGATAATAACTAACACCGCCATCATCAGATACATAAAGCTCAATATGTGGCTTATACAAATTGTTATACGTCAATTCGTCTAGCTCAGGAAAATTTGAACCCTCAGTAATAACAAAATCACCATTCTCAGCCACAACATAAATAGGGTTCTCAGGTGTGGAATCTTCAGAAACCACAAACACCGTATTTGCAAACGGCCCCGTGCTATGAACAAAATCCTGCTCGCCCCATTGCATGTCAATTTGAACCCATTCAGTCTGAAACTCTGAATAGTCATCCTCAAAAATTAAACCCGTCACCATCTCGTAACGCATCGGATAAGCTAAGAACGCGTCACTCGCCTGTGCGTCTGGCTGCTCAGGATTGCGAATATCATTCGTATAAATATTTCCTGACATCTCAAAAACAGCCGGCTGACCCTGCACGGTTACAAAATGCTTATTGGCAAAAAATACATGCGTATTAATACGGTTTCTCTCGCCGTTTACTTCAATACATCGACCCCAACCAGAAGCATCTGGGTCAAAGCTAAACTCTAACGAGCGCGCATTGTCTTGCACTGTTATTTCTCTATTCCCCTCATATCGACCCGCTGAACAACGGTAAAAAATACTGTTGTCATACTGATACAAGAAACCAAAAGCACCGTCAGTTAAAAATGGACTTAAACCGTCTGGCTGAGATGAGTTTTGTAATAAAACATTAATCGCTTGTGTGGTAATAGGCTTAACGGACTGCCCGTTACTCATCACAAAACTAATCGCACCCTCTCGGTTACGCGCTAACCAAACCATCATGCTAAAACCAGTGTCTAGCGAATTAGCGTCTACAATTCCATAATCAAAATCGTAAGAAGTGTTTTTCTTAAAAGGAAACTGAGCGTTACCGCTTAAATAACTTATCGTATTTGACCATATGCCCACCGTAAAATCAGTGAACATGTATAACTGACTGTGAAGCACTGCAAAAGCCCTGATTAATCCTGATTCTTGCGCAAAGTCAGGGCTATAAAAATCCGTTGGGTCAAAGGGCCCGCCACTAGAACCAACCGGACTTAAGTTAAACCAACTCAGAGAAAATTGGGTGCTATTTCTACCTGTCACCACAAACCGATTCGCAAAAGCTATAATATTGTAAGGTTGAGTAGGTCCGGTAGGTGCAACAACGGTTGTCATCGTTTTGGTGCTCTCGTCAATGACATACACATTAACGCCATCAGTTAACGCGCTATAAACAAACTGGTCACCATTGCCAGTTTGCAAAATAGGTAAAAATGAAAAGCTCACATACCCACTAGACAAAACAAAATCATTGTTCACCAAAAGAACCGGCTCCCCAAGGAACTTGTCAACCATGAAAACAAGTGACCCCACAATCACATACATGTAATCAATGGACTTGAACACGTAACGAGGATTGCCGGGAAAAGTTAAATAATTAAGACCACCACGAGTCAAATGACGTCGACCCATGCAAGGATACCAAGCTATTTTCTTCTTACCACTCGGCGCTGATACCGTATACCAGTTAGCAAGGTCCTGCGGGCTGAATTGCATGAACCTTTGTTTGTCGTAAGTCTGTGCTAGCGGTAAAGGCTTAATCGCCATATTTATGTTCCCGACTGAACGCGCCAGCTACCGTTAAGCAGCGACGCATTAGCACCAACAATTGCTAGATTAACCTCACTAGCGCCATCAATTTGGTTTTGCAGCTCTCTAAAATCACTTTCTAATTTTTGCGTCCAAGCCTCAGAGCGACCCTTGTAATAAGAAACATACTTAGCTACCGCAAATTGCAGCCATAAATAACTGTACTCAGGGACGATTGACATATCATCATCAGACGTCAACAGTGGCAATTGAAACTTACCGCGTAAATAAAACTCAAATGACTGGCTTGGCGCTGGATACAATCTAACAGTCACCACATTGGTATCAGGGAAAACATAAATAAATCTTGGCAAACCCTGCAACGGGTTGTAATGATAGGACGCTAGAAACTTATCACGTGACGCTTGAACCAGAGGGTAATTCATACCGTTCAATTCCAACCACGCGCTATTGAGATTTGCTAAACGCCCATCGTCAAAAGTCGGTGTCGGCGTATAACCTGCATCAGCAAAAGTTATCTCACCCTGACCAAGTACTATCGTTGTATTAACTGTTTTTGCAATAGCAATGCGTAAACCGTTTGCGCCGTATGAGCGCAGCAAACGATTCATCACCGCAATACCAGTACTTAAGTCGCTACCGTGCAATGGAACAGTAGGACTATGAGAACTGACTAAACTATAAGACTGCTCGACAAACTCACGTACGGTCGTCATTTTTAGCGCCTTTTTTCTGTTTTAAAATAACAGGCACTTCTTTTTTCTCAGCAAACCACACGCCAGAAGCCATGCATTCCTCGAATTCTTGCCAGCTCTCTACAACTTTACTCGCGCCATCATTTCCATAAACAAAAGCACGGAATGTTGAAAAATCAACTGGTCGACCCATATACATAACTTTTTTCATAAACTTACCTCAAAAAAAGGGGCGTTTAACCGCCCCTAGTCATTAAGAGCAAATGCGTACTGCAAACTCTGGATTGATAGCCACACCTGCAAGCATGTCGATACGATCTAACTGCTCATAGTTACGGATATCAGCACCAAGTGAGTAAGTCATTGATAGCTTATACAAGTCACTGTAACGAGTAACAGCCTCAACACCACCTACCAACTCCTTCAAAGGAGGCGCAGCAAACACAATTGCTTGTGAATTGTAAGCAATCGATACGTTATGACTGTCACGCAATAACAACTGAGCACCGTTAGGTATTGCAGCCGAAATATTAGCGCGAGCACCACCAACAACGATGGTTGGGTTAACAGGAATATCAGCAAGACCACCAGCCGTTGAAGTAACGTCAGCAGTAACAACGAATTGAGCACGTTGTTCTAAAGCTTGATAAGTCAGCGGGTTAATCATGAACACGCCAGAAGCATCATCAATCTCAATGATGTCACCTTTACGGAACACGATATCACTTACAACAACACCACTTACTGAAATGGTATTACCACTTGAAATTGGGCCGTTAGTCACTATCCCGCCAAGCTTGAAACCAGTAGGAGGTGTGCCACCAGCTTCGCCAAGACCTGCGATTTGACGTGTGAAAAAGTTAGATTTGAACATGTCAAAGCCGGATAAATGACCAATGAATCCATCAATCAAAGCGCCAGTATTTACAGCACTGTTGAATGTGGTGAACAAGTCATTTGATAGTGATGCAGATGTACGAGGACTTGCACCGATGTAACGTTTGCCATCTTCTGGGATTGCCAATTCTGTCATGTAAGCATCAGCAGTTAAGACAGTGTTGAAATCGATAGGAACGCCAGGTGTACCGACCGCTTGATAGGTAGCATGTTGCAATTCTTCAGCAACAAAACGTTCATTCATGTTGGCTAAACGCTTAGCACGAGGCGCATTTGCCATCTCTAAGTAAGGCTCATCACGCGCGCGGTCAAATGTTAATTGGAAACCAGAGTATTCCAACATGATTCGGAATTGCTTAGAAACGGATAAAGGACGAATAACTTGCACACGGTCTTCAACAGTCGCAGAAGCACCCTCACCACCTAAATATCGCTCTTCTAAGCGGTAGTTAATGGTTTGGCCAGTTGCATAACGTTGACGCGCAAAGTCAGACTCTAGATTTCGGTTAGATGTACGAATTAAGGATAAGCTGTTCCAGTATCGTACGAAAATATCGTCCAATACGTAATTAGTAGTACGAAAAGTATTCGACATGGTGTCGTCTCCATCAAGTTAAACAAAAATTAAATACGTGCCAAGTGGCACACTCTCTATCTTTGTCTCGACGGAAGACTTGTTACACGTCTGTTTACATTTCGGCTGATGGAGTCCGATATTTACGCATCAAGTTATATATTATACCTATCTACGTCCACGCACAAGCTTGAGCCTTTTTGCATCAGACTGCGCCATCATCTGCTCAATAGTTAATTTCTTGTCATCTTTGTACGGCGAATAGTTGCTGTCACTTTTGAGATTTGAGAGCGGCTTAGGTGCATTGCTAACAGGTTTGGTTTTAATCATTCTTTGTTCCAACTTGCCCATCTCAGCGACCTGAGCGTAGGGATTTGATATTTTAGATATGCGCTCTAACTCAGCGCCGTGGCTTTTGCTAGCCGCATATAAAAAAGCTGCTGGATTAGCCATGCCACGAGTAGCCATCGCCATAGCGTCAGTAATGGGTTGCTTGCTAACAACATCTTGAAAGTCGCTGAACTTAGACATCCCGTTATGAAACTTACTCTCAAATTCTGCCAGCTCTGCCTGCTCGCGTTGCTGTGATGCCTGATGCTGAGTCTTGTTAGCAACTTTGTGTAGTGTGTTTTCAACAAGTGCCTCGAGCTGCTCTTCCCAATTTTCCTCACCTTCCTGCGCTTGAGACTGTTGCTTTTGCTCTTGTCGTGGTTGATTGCGCTCAAGTCTTTCAAGTCTGTCGCGGACTGCTTTATTGATACGCTCGTTGACTTCGGATTCGGTAAAAGTTCGGGCCTCTGTTTTTTTAACAGCGTTGCCGTACTCATCCGCATCCTCTGTCTCGCTTTCTGATTCTTCGCCACCGTCAGAATCGTTATCGATATTACTTTCGCTATAATCGTCTTCTTGCGATTCGTCTTGCGCGTATTCGTCACCAGAAGTATCCTCCGGCTTGTCATATGATTCAGACTCGTTAGATAAAGTCGCCATCTCTTTATCCGTACCGGCATTAGTTAAAAGCGCATCAATACTCGATGTTGTTTTTATGTCAGGCATAGCATCATCCTATTTTGTGGGTAAGAATCTTTTGCATGTTGTTAGCGTGAGCAATAGCCGCGTCAGTTTGGGTGCGCTCTGTCTCTGCGAGATAGCGCAGCTTCTGTTCCTCAATCTGTCCTGCGATTTCAGCCATTTCGCCTTGTAATTTTTGGACTGCAATCTTGTAATCGCCGTCAATCTTTTGCTTTTTAAGCACTATCTCTTGCTCTTTCAGTTGCATTTCTTTTTGCTGCATTTGAATTTGCATTTGCTGCATTTGCTGCTCAGGGTTCGGACCTTTCTTCTGGTCGAGCGGCTCACCAGTTTTACCAGCTTTAAGAATCTCAGGCGGCACCATGGTTTTAAATCTATTTTTAAGCTCGACAGTATTCATTAGCGGTAAGTTTTCGACATACAAGTCGGCGATGAGTTGGAATGCTTGCGGGTTAGCTTGCAGTATATCTTTGAGTGAGTCGAGAGCTTGAGTTTTTTGACCTTCAAAACTTGGTCCGGCAATCAATCGAACCTCATATGTGCCTTTGCGAATATCTCGCTCGACACTTGCCTCGTATTCATCATTGCTCTGATTGATAGTGACATTTTTGACGCCCTTATCTGGCATTTTTAAAGACAGCACGCGCTCAGAGTCATACACCTGCGGAATCATTT